TTTTTCCATCATTCTCTCTTGTTTTGTCATTTTTCATCTTTTCCGTAATTTTTTTACGGTACTGCTCGCATTCGTCCGCATTATGGCAGCAGCGGAACAGATCCAGTCCAAGGGAAAGGCCGTAGCGGCAGAATCCCTCGTCATAGTCCCGGCAGTTTCTGACCTTGCTCATCGCGAAAGCTTGACAACATACCTCTCGATGCTCTCCACCACCTCTTCGTGATCATGGTTCGGTGCCGAAGACATCAGGCACAAGTCCCTGAAATTCGTTCCGTACAATCCCTGCAGCTTCGCGCAAATCTTCTCCGAAAGGTCCATCGACGCCACGGATGCAGCGCTGGTAGTCTCACCGTCAGCCGTAGGACCGGCCCAGTCCGTGACCACGTGCAGCGTAACGGGCATGTTGCCTATCAGACCGCAGGTGCTGCCGCTGTATGGCCGCCACTGCACCTCACCGAATTCTATGAACACCGCCGGTCTCTGCCAGGGAGTATCCTCCTCGATAAACTCGACGTTGCGGTTCCAAAGGTCTATATGCTTGATGATTGCCACATTGTTGTTATCCTTGACGGTCTTCAGCGCGGTCGTCAGCGCAGTATAAAGTTCACTTATCATTTGCTGTACTTGTTATTGAGTTCATTACCATATTTTTCAAAATACTCCTCAAGATTTGATTCTATGATGTCAGTCACGGACTTCTCAACCTCCGGGGACGTCCCGAGAAACCTTCGTCTGGGTATTGTCACCTCACTTCCCACCTTCATCAGCGCCATCGCCTTGTAGAATTCCGCCGCCGTCGACAGCTTGACGGTGCGCCTGTCATTGCGCCTGCTGCCGTCCTTCTTGCGTCCGAACCCTCCGCAGGCCTCATAATACTTCGCCCAGAAGAAACGCTTCATCCTCTCAGTCACCCTGATCTTCCCGCCCTCATTGTGAATGGCTGCATAGGGAAGATCCGAAGAGAAAGTGATAGAGTTACTGTCAGAGACAGCCTTTATAGACCTCCGGAGATTGCCGCTGTCAACAAGGATATGGCCGTCACCGCGCAGCTTAGTCTTGCGGCGTGCCCACGCCTGGGAAAAGAATGCCTGGCGCTCAAAGTTCCGGTCGAACTCCTGTGACAGGTCCACGCGGATATCGCGGATTATCTGCCGCAACACCTTGTCCAATTCATTTTTCATAATCCTCGTCGCTGAACAGACTCATTTCATCCTGCGGAATGTCATTCTTCGGATCAACGGATGCCTTCAGAATGCCATAGAAGGCGCGCTCACACACTCCCCACTGGGGATATACGAAACGCTGCCAGATCTCCCTGTTCGAGAGACCCAGCTGCGACTTCTCCTCATAAATACGGTTGATATCAGCAACTCTTTTCTGATAACTCAATCCGCGACGCCTTCTTTTAGCACTTCTGGCCATTCCTATGACTCCGTCATTCCAAGTGGTACATTGATCCATTCTCCATTCTCGCCCTTCACCTCAGCCTTGACATAGGTCTTGGAGGGAGCAGGGCAATAGGCGTCCTCGATGATCTTAACGCCCTCGATGAAGCGTTCATTGCCGGTCTCATCGGCCAGCCTGCGCAGCTGGATGATGCGAGATGCCTTGAGGGTGCCCTTGCTGTCCTTGGAGAGCAGCTGCAGCACCATCTTCACCAGTCCCTCGCTCTCGGGGTCCTTTGCCAGAGACGAGATGTATTCCTTGACGATGGCAATGCCTTCCTCGGCAGTATCCTTGTAGTTATCCAGGGTATACACGCCAAGTATAATCCTCTTGTCGGACGTCCTGTTGGTGAACGTATGGCTCTTGACATCCAGTTCCTCACCCTTCCTCAGACGGAACAGCTCGCTCTTGAGGGAGATGATTGTCTTGAAGTCGTCATACACCTTGGATTTGGCGGCGGCAATCGCCTTCGACACTTCCATCAATGATGGAATGGACTCATTGATGGTGTCATCCACGAGTACTTCGTAGTCCTCACGCATCTTCTTGATGCGTTCCTGCTCCGCCTTCTTTGCGGCAGCTGCCTTGAAAGCCTCGAACTCGGCCCTCTCGGCCTCCGTCATATTGACGGAATAAATTCCTTGTTGATCCATAAAATTTCAGTATTAATAAGATTGATTGTTGTAAACTATCCTTCTGACAAAGTCGGCCGCCGTGTTGAGGTCCTTCACATCCATCACCGCCCTCATTGAAGGCAGGCCCTTCGCTCCGAAATCCCCGATGAAAGGCAGCTTCATAGTGATGACGGCGTGTCTGAAATCATCTATCCCGAGGTCCTGGTTCATCTCCATGTCGAGATAAGCCCCGATGCGCATCCTTGCCATTACGAACTGTATTTTTGGGTTTTTGCGAGTTTAATAATACTTTCCTGCGCAACCTCCTCGCGAGTCTTGACGCTCTTGAGGCCGCCCTTGCTGATGATCAGCTCCAACTTCTGCACAAGCGAGCGGAGCTCCAGCGCCGTCATCTTCGCAAACCTCTTCCCGGCAATCTTCGGACTCAGGCAGAAGGCGTCGATGCCGTCCCAGTTGTCGACAGTGTCTATGCCGAGGCGGGCGATGCGCACCAGAACCGCCGACCTGGCACGGCGAAGCTCGCGCTCCTCCGCCTCCTGCTCGGCAAGAGAGCCGTTCTGCAGCAGGTCACACATCTCGTCATACTCGCACTGCCTCATCTCGTGCAGGTGCGTGGTACGCCCGTCAGTGAACTGAAGCACTATCTCATCCTTATTGACGGCCGGATTCTTACCCAGAAGGGCGTAGAACCGTGCATAATTACTCCTGCCCATCGTTGTACCATTTATTGAATTCATCATTGACCAGGGCCCAATATGCGAAGCCCTGAAGGGTCCTGCTCCAATCGAAGAAAAAGAACAGAATCTCCGGATCATATCCCAAAAGCACTATCATCTTCTTGACAAGAGGAAGGTCAGTGCAGAGGATGAAAGTCTTCCAGTAGCAATACCATTCCTGCTCCCTGACATACCTACGAATCTCCTTGGCAGTTCTTTTCATAACTTGTTCTCCTTTTTTTCAGATTTGATATCCTCAATGTTGTCCGTCCCCCAATATTCGATGCAGCCCTCCTTCCAGATGATGGCCTTGCCCTTATTTCCGATGAAACGGCCCAGACTGAACGCCACCTTGCCCTCCACCCATATCTTCAGGCCGGCATCATACTTGACGCTCCTGGCGGCACGGCCGGCAGGCTGTCTGCCTTCCGCGTGGCTGACGAAGATGAACATCTTGTTACGGTAGCGCTCCTTCAGGGAGATGTATTCGGCATAGCGCATCTGCGTGTACTGGAAAGAGTCGAACACAATGAACTCCGGTCCGCGCTGCTTGCTCAGCCTCTCCTCCAGATCCTCCGCACTGTAATGGTCAATCACCTGGAACTGGCTTCCGCAGTCCTGCATCGAGAAGCGGCGTATCGTGTTCTGCATCGACAGGCTGAAGCCCTCCTCCAGAGAGATGTACAGCACCCTGCCGTAAGCGCACAGCTCCTTGCAGAACGACACGACGGCGCTTGTCTTGCCATTGCCGCTGTTACCCCAGAAGAACACCGTGCCGTGACGGTCAATCTCGCCTACACACTCTTCCCAAATGCCGCCCGGAAGGATACGGTTGCGCTGGATGGAAAGCACCTGTTTTGCTGATAAGGACTTATTCATTGAACACTGTTTGAATATGGTTAGACTCCCGTTTGAACACTCTGTGACTGCCTGCGGAGCTCGCGGTGCACAAGCTTCTTCACGCGGCGCAGGTCATTGCCGCACTCCTCAGCCTCGCGGAGCACATTCCGGATAGCCGACTGGTCAGCAAGGCCGTTGGCCTCACAGATGGCTATCACCTCCTCGCGGTTGATCTCATCCAGAGGGACGAACTTGCGGCAAATGCGGCTCTCCAGCTCATCATAGCCCTTGCGGCCCATCTGCACACCCCTGCGCACCCTCTGACACATATAGTTGGTGCTCAGGAACACCATTCCGCACTTTTCCTCCAGCGCATTGTACAGGCTTATGTAGTAGTACAGGACGGAGTCTGTCAATTTGTCACCCTCGTCGAATATCAGCAGCGGACGGTCCAGCGTCACAATCTCCCTGATGATGCGTTTCAGCGTATCACGCACCGTCAGCCCCTCCACGCGGATGCCTATCTTCTGAGCAAGCTCGTGGACGAAGTCCGACTTGTGCATATCCTCACTGCAGGTGATCAGGAACACGTTGCGGTTGGACCTCTCGAACTGCGCAGCCGTCGTGCTCTTGCCGATGCCGGCAGGGCCGGTGACCCATACCACATTGCTCCACTCCTTCGCATCATCCATATATGCTCCCAGAGCATCAAAAGCCGCCGTGTGGCAAAGCTTCCAGTCGGCGCTGCGCGCAATCTGCGCCTGCACGGTCAGCCACATGTCGTCGCTGATCTTGTCCCACTTTCCGTTGAGGATGGTGCTGATGGTGGCGGGCGATGCGCCCTTGATGGATTCTGCGGCCTTGTTCTGGCTCGAATACCTTGCGCAGTAAACTCTCAATGACTGCGCAATGGTCTCCTTCTGTTTGTCGGTAAGTTTCATAATGTTTATATTGATTGGTTGAATTACATTCTGCTCAGAAAATCATCCAGACGGTCGGCACTGCTGATGCTCTTCTGCAGGGCCCCTATGCCCTCAGAGAAATTGTCCGTCTCCACCACCTTGGGCGTCTCCTTCTCCTCATCTTCGGCAAGCACTACGACGCTCTCCCTGCGTATCTCGTCCGCAAACATCTCAAACTCCCTGTCACTGATGCCGTGTATCTTCGGGCTTTTGAAGCCCTGCTGCTCCGGCGAAGTTCCCCAGGCCGTCTCGATTCTTGACCTCTCCAGCGCCAGACGCACCCTCTCCTTCTTGCCCGCATTGATCTCCTCGTGCAGCAGCGACTGCTGCTCCTTCGTCTGGCTCATCATGTCCCTCGGCATTGTTATCTTACGGTAGGCCCTCGTGACGAACTGCCTGCCGCTCTTGCCGCAGTCGATGTACATCTTTATGAAGGACCCCTCAAGACCCAGAGTGTCCGGGTCATACTCGATGCAGAACTCACGGCCGACGTTCTCAGTTGTGAACTGCTGGTTGGAATGGCGAAGATCACTCTTCATAACCTCATACTCATAGTCCACGCCCTTGACGGTGAAGTGCATTCCGCGGGCAGCATACTTGACAGCCTTTTGCGTGAAAATCATTCTGATGTCGGCCATCATAGCCTCGGTAATCTCGGACGTGTTGGGATTCTCGGAGCTCTGATACACCTGCCATCTGCTCATTGCGGCATCCCTGACGCCGGTCATAGGCATATCGTTCCACTGCTGGCGGCACTCTACGTATGCGGCTATCGCCTCACTTCTTGTCGGCAGATTGCCCACATTTGCCTCGAGGAACTCCCTGTCCACCTTGGACACCATGCTGCCGGCGGTGATGTTTCCTCCGGAATAGTTGAACCTGCGGTACAGCACCTGCTGCTGGAAGCGCCCGAAGCCGCTCTCGATGGTCTTGGAGTTGCCATGGTAAGGTGCCGTATGATATGTCTTGTTGGCAGTCTTCTTCAGCCACAGCTCGGCGTGCTTCTGCTTGCTGCCCGTCTGGTTATCGTAGGCATAAGTATAAGGCTTGTGTCCGGAGGTCTGCAGTGCCATTAGGGTGGCGCGGTACATCATCTCGAAGCTCTCGTTCTCGGCTATATCGTAACCAAGGAAACATTCCGTGGCAGCGTCCATCACCTCATATACCCAGAGCCTTCTGGCCACATACTTTCCGCCAACAAACTCCTTATAATATAGGTTGATGACAGTACCGTCGCCGAACCACTGCGAATCACGCAGCTGCGTCCTGTCGAAACTTCCCTGGCGCTGTATCTGGGCGCGCACCGCAAGGTCACCGACCTTGGAATCCTCCCACAGGGGACGGATGTCGGGTCTGAACAGGTAGTCAGTGATGGTCTTTTCGGTCCGGACTCTTTTCCATCCCATTGCCTCCGACTGCTCGTTGTACATCTTGAAAACATCTACAACCCTGTTGCGGTGAACGCGGTTGCGCATCTGGGCTATGAGCCACTCCTGAGCCTCTGCGGTCAGCTTGGTGGTGTTCGTGTTACCCACCTTGCCGCTGATAAGGCACTTGTAGCCGTCAAGCTTGTACTGCCGAACCTTCTCTCGTATTCTTGCCTGGTTCTTTGGAAGGGTGTGGCCGTATTCATCCCTCAAGCGCTCACATTCAGCAAAGATGGCATCCCAGTTGATCGGTGTGGAATTGCTCGCAGCACCGCGACAAGCTTTCTGTGTGTTCAGATTGTTGAGCAGCTTATTGAGCACACTGGCGTTCAGCGTGCACTGCTCCACCATCTCGCTCTTCAGACGTACGCCGCCCTCTGTCTCGTACTCCTCAAACCACACGCGGGCCACTTCATCCATTTTCAAGGTATTCTTGATCTTGCGCATGGCTATTTCGGGATCACCGTATTTGTTGATGTACCGATCCTTGAAGCGCTGAGGCATACTGCACCACTCTATCAAGGCAGGGCAGCCAAGGCCCTTGCCGGGACGGAGGACGGTGATGAGTCTTCTATTACATAGTTGTTTGTAATTTGATGGGCTCATCACGACGTCACCTGTACTGCTGTCCGTCAATTCCGGATAGCTCACCGTCAATATGCCCTTGTAGATTTCCATTATTATTCTTTGGCCGGATGGCGGGAATCGAACCCGCATTCAAACATTACTTACCAACTTTTCAATGATTGCTCTGCCATTTAAGCTACACCCGGCTTTATTCGTTACATAAAGTATTGCGTCAAAATGTCGTAACGATATATTATTTCAGCACCTTGCTGCGTTTGCGATGCCGTCAGCGATGGTTTGCGCCATCATGCAGGCATTGCCCCAGCCGGCGAGTGTTAGATCGTTGTATTTCTCACGCTCAATTCCTCGCACCCTAATGACCGCGGAAGTGTTTTCCAGACTTACCTCAAGTGTGACACCGTGGCCGAAGTCCTGGAGGGTTCTCTTTGCATCTTTCTCGAACGTACAGGCGAGGATATACTCCTCACGAAGAGGCTTACATCCGTTGTCGAGCAACCATTTTCGTATCTCTTTGGCGCGAGGACTGTTTGTCAGATAATGGGCAGCTCTCCAGATGACGGAATTGTCAACATTGAAATGATTCATGGCTTCAGTTACCATACCGATGGGGATTGAAATGTACTCTCTCATATTTGATGTTTTATAGGTTTTGTCAATATTTTTCTATCTTTGCGTCTGCAAGACACTGCAAATATAGAACATTGTTCCGAATTACCAAAATATTTCGGAACATTTCTCTAAATAATTATAAAAATGTCAGTTCAGTTAAGAATATATGAATTCTGTAAGTCTCAAGATATTAGCGTGAGACAGTTTGAGATTTCATGCGGAATGTCAAATGGATATGTTTCATCGATGAGGAAAGGTATAGGTATAGAGAAATTAGAACAAGTTCTAAAGGCCTTTCCAAATCTTAACAGAGAATGGCTATTATATGGAGAAGGTTCAATGTTAATAAATCGGCCATCACAGCAGAAAATACCACTTTATGACACTCAAACTATCGGCGGCTGTAATGATCTTGCCGCCCCCACCGATGAGACTTCCCATGTTGCCGAGTGGATTGATGCCGGTGATTGGTTCCCACAGGCAACAGCTGCTATACATCACTACGGAGACTCAATGATAGAGTACCCTTCTGGATGTATTCTCGTCTTGAAAGATGTGCACGACCGC